TAGTATTTTACTTATCTGTTCTAAGAAAATATCAATAATATATTTATGCACCTTATCATATTTATCATATTTTTTATTCATATATGTAATCATAAAATCATATATATCATTTAGGACAATATCAATATTTTTTGACAACCTTATCCATATGTTATTCAAGCAAAAAATTTCTTTTTTCCATTTAACATAATTACAATATAGTTCATACTTATCATCAAGTACTAAGAGATTGTTTTCAAAAACATAATCAGGAGGCATCCATTCTTTATTATGTACATAGTTATTCCATAATTTATCAATACTTTCATTTAAAAAAGAAACATCAAAAAAAGATAATAGATTCATATATAAATTATTGTTACTAGTCTTAACATAAGACCATATAAGCAATAAATGTTCTTCTGTATTTTCTAGAATACTCTTAATTTTATCATATATAACATCTGAATTTTTTTCAGTAAGTTTGTTCAAAAGACCTACTAATTTCCGTTTGTTTAATGAATTATCTGTAAAATCTGGAATAATTATATGGAATTTATTTTTGACTTTATTAAACTGTTTATCTTTTTTATTATTTTTCTTCTTTTCCCATATCATTTTTGGGTCATAAAATGCTTTAAAGCAAGAGAAGTTTTCTTTCAAATAATTGACTTTTTCTAGAAGATTGCTTGGAATATCATCATGATTTGTATTTTGTAAATTATTTTGAAATACAGATAAGTCAATCCTTGCTATATTATGCATATAATATAACCTTAGATATAAAAATAATTACAATCTTATATGTTTTTGTTTTTACACAAACACAGTATACACATATGACAAAATGATGTATATATAAGATTAATTCATATTATATACAATATGAATTCAAAATATTTCATTCAAGATTTGGAAAATTTGTATAAATCACATTCAATATATAGAGCAATTGTGGTAACTATGATAGGAAATGAAACTATGTATAAAAATATGCTTGAGAAATATAACCATACTATTATGATTGTTGACACAATTACAAATATTGATTATGAAGATATTAGTGGAAGGGTTTTGATAATGAATACTTATATTTTCGATAAATTTATTGATCATATGTGTAATAAAAAATATACATCATATAATCTAATATCCTTTACATATGATCTTGATGAAGAAATAAAAAAATATTTGAAAGAAAAATATTATAAAGTAATGAATAATATTGATAATACAATTATTATGTAAAGTATATATAGAAATGATTAAATTAAGTAATAGGAATAAATATATTCTATTATTTTTTACATTTTTAATATTTTGCTTAATAATGGTGCTATTGTTAAATAGAGATAGTATTAGAGAGACATTTTATACTGTAGTATCACCAATAACAGGTAATAAAATATATATAGAATACTATTATTCAGATAGTTGTGGACATTGCATAGATTTTAATAAATCTGGTGTATGGGATAGACTTCAAGCTGTGAAATGGACAAATGTAATATTGAGAAAATATAACATTGCTGAAAACCAAGAAAGAGCAAGTAGATTTAATATAAATTCAATACCTACTATAATATCAACAAAGAATGATGTAATTGTTCAAACATATAATGGAGAGAGAAGTTATGAAAAAATCAAACAATTTATAGATCAATATGAGAATACTTCATTGCAATAAATTTTTTGTAGGAGGTATTACAACATTATTTTCGTTCATAATGACAACCAATTGATCACGTAAAGTATTGTGATATCCATTTAAAAACTCCCACTCTTTTTCTATTTTTTCAAATTCTTCAACATTTTTTAAATTTATTTCTTTAGAATCATAAGATTCCATCTGCTTTTCCAGTTCTTTTTTCTTGGTTAAAAGATTGTCTATTTGACCTTCCAAAATACGTATATTACCTAAAGGTGTAGGTTTGTCATTAGCCATTGCTGATTTATCAATTAATTCCTTAGATGCAATATTCATAATAATAAGTAAAAATTTAATTCTTATATGCCTAATGTAATATAAGAATTAATATCATAATAAAAATATAGCAAAATAATAAAATGGGTGGAGGATTACTACAATTAGTGTTATCAGGACAGCAAGATCAATATATAACACAGAATCCTCAAATGAGTTTTTTTAAATATGTATACAAACGTCATACAAATTATTCTATGGAGAGTATACCATTATATTTTGAAACAAATCCTCAATTGATACCAAAAGGAGATTTTGCTGATTATAAATGCTATATAAAAAGATATGGGGATTTATTAAGTAATTTGTATTTTTCTTTTACTCTTCCAAATATATATTCATCTGATAAATATAAATTTAGATGGATAGAAAATATAGGAAATATCTTTATAAAAAAAGTAACAATTACAGTAAATGATATTGTGATAGATTCAATTGTAGGTGAATGGTTATCAATATGGAATGAATTATCATTAAAAGATAATGGGTCTTATAATAGATTAATAGGACAAACAGCAGAATTAATATCACCAACAATTGCAGATACACGTGTTGGTGTTAAGAACAATAGGTTTTATTATATTTTTTATCCAGCATCAAGTTATGTTAATGGAGATCCTCCATCAATAAAGTCAAAAAGGTTGTATGTACCTTTAAATTTTTGGTTTACACGTAATCCATCTCTTGCACTACCATTATTAAAACTACAATTATCTGAAATATGTATTAATATGCAGGTAAGAAGTAGTGAAAATTTGTATCAAGTCTGGTCTGATATATTAGATGCATATATAAGTCCAGAATACTATAATGAATTGCATAAAGATGAAGTGATAAATATCAATACATTTGCACCAATAATTACATTAAATCCATATATAGAAGCAAATTATATATTTTTAGAAAATGAGGAGCGAAATAGTTTAATAAAAATGTCAAATTTTGTAAATGAAAATAAACAGAGTGGTATGAGATATATGATTGAAAATGTATATGTATCAACAGAAAAAGAGCTTGAATCCAAATCAAGTGCTAAGAATGATATATATATAGACATGCATAAACATGCAAAGGAGATAATATGGACGATGAGAAGAAGTGATTACTATAAATACAATATTTATAATAATTACACAGCATCTCCTACATATAATGAATACAGTAAAATTTTAACAGGAGCATCTATAATATGGAACAGAACAAACACACGTATAGAAAAAGATGCAGATTATTTTAGTTATTTACAACCATATCAACATCATACAAATGTTCCTAGAGTAGGAATTTATTGCTATTCATTTGCATTAATACCAGAAAAAATACATCCAACAGGTTCATATAATGGTTCAGTAGTGACAAGTACATTAAGATTAGAAATTGATGGTTCATATAGGAATAATAATATTAATGAGAAATTGAGATTAAATAGTAAAGCTGAATATGAATTCAATTATTTAGTAAATATATATACAATAACATTAAATGTATTTGAGGTTATAGGAGGGAAATGTTTTCTTAAGTTTTCATGAAACTTTTAGTACATTTTTAATATTTATATTTGAATAGAGAGGATGGATTTAATGTTATTTGTAGTTATTTTATTATCAGGATTGTTAATCAAATATTTAATTGATATAATAAATTCATTAAATAAAGAGATTAAAGAGATTAAAGATAAATGTATTGCAAATAAAGGTGAGAAATTAATACCAAATACAAAAAATCCTGATGAACTGTTGAAAACTGATTTAATATCAAGTATTCAGTATTTCAAGGATTATTTTGACAACAAAAAAACATATAAATAATATGTTTATTATAATAATAAATGATCTATGCCTAGAAGATCTAAGAATAAGGTTGGAGATGAAAAAATAAATAACAAATGCAAAAATACTCTTATGAATACAATTGTTAAAGATATATCAATAGTAGAGAATGAAGATATAATATTGCAATTGCCAATAAATGATATAGTGAATCAAATAGATAATGAAGAATTAAATTATGCTGTACCAGAACCATATGAGCCAAATTGTTTTTATATAAATGATAATATGACAATGCAAAATATACAAGATAATATTGTAGATAATCAAATGGAAACTGATGTAAATGTCAAGATATTAAATGATACTTGCATAAAAGGAACAAATAATTGTTATTGGTGTTGTCATCCAATAGAAAATAGAATATTTGGTATGCCTTATAAATATAATAGTATAACAGATACATATACATTATATGGTAGTTTTTGTTCATTGGAGTGTGCAAATGCATATAATTTTTCAACACATAGTGGTAGCGATAAAGTATGGGAAATAAATAGTTTTATTCAAATGATAAGTAAACATTATGGACATACAAATCCAATACGTCCAGCACCATCAAGATACTTACTAAAGTTTTTTGATGGTCATATGAGTATAGAAGAATTTAGAAGAGCACATTTATCAATAGATAAGACCTTTTTGATTAACTTACCACCTATGATAAATACAAATTTTAACTATGAAGTTGTTAATACATCATATCTTAAGAATATAACAGATAATAAGAATATAGTGAAGGATATAAATCATAATGTAGTTATATCAAAAATACCAAAGAATACAATAGACAATAAATTAAATTTAGTTATTTCTACATAAATAAAAAAAATGATATAAAGATTATAATATAATGCTTATATGGTTATATAATATATAATGCAAGAAGAAATTTATTTCTCTCCATATAGGATTTCAACAATAACATGTAATGCTGATATAGGATGTAATGTTAATTTGGATTTAGGAGTATTATATGATAATATGAATATAGTAGAATTGAATGAAGAAGGTATTGTGTGGATGCAGTTTTTAAAGGATGACAATGATGTATATAGAGGTATTTACCCCAAGAAAAAGAGGAAAAGTAAAAAGAATATATTAAAAAAGAATAGGTTTGACAATCAGGTAACAGTAATATATAGATTTAACGAAAAATATATACCAAATGTAAAGATATTTAAGAATGGAAATATACAGCTAACAGGGATTAAAGATGTTTTGCATACAGAAATAATTGTAAATCATATTATTGAAGAAGTTAAAAGGATATATAATAATATTACTAAGAGTATTATTGTTAGCAAGGATAATGATTATAAAGAATTATCTCTACAATATCAAAATTTAAAAATAAGAATGATAAATACAGATTTCAAAACATATTGTGATAAAGAATTAACAAAAGGTTTTGAAATAAGACGAAAAGAAATTCATAAGATATTTATTAATGATGAATACAATAATAAATGTAGTTTTCAACCAGGTATATATCAAGGAGTGAAGTTAGAGTATTTCTGGAATAAAAATGATATTGAAAAAAATGGTATATGCAAATGTCCTACACGATGTTATGGTAAAGGCAGTGGGATGCATATAAATGATTGTAAAAAGGTAACAGGTGCCCTATTTGAAAGTGGGAGTATATTAATTACAGGAGGTATTGCATTTGATCAAGTAGATGATACATATAAATACATATGTGATGTTCTTAAAAAGCATAAAGATTTGATAAAGAAACCGCAGCCAAAAATATAGTGTTTAGATAGCACAATTTATATTATAATCTAAGTTTTCATTTTTATAGGAATGAAAAAAATCTGTATTTATAGTATTGTTACCAGGTCTATTGTATGATGGTATATGATGTGGTGCATAAAAATGGGCACAATATGAAACAGCATCAGGAGTAATATGTGGTATTATGAAATTATTACCCCAAGGTTTTTTATCAAAAAGTACGTCTCCTGTATACAATCCAGCATTTTTTAAAGGTTCTGGAGCAGGTACATTAGGTTCATAATCTAATATTGAATAGTCTAATTCTTTTTTCATTCTTTCTATATAGATATAAAGAATAAATTTACTATTAAACTAATGAACCCCAATATGAATTTTAGTTACAAATCTTCGGAAGATATTCAAAGAGAATTAAATGATGGACAAAAGTCAAAGAAATCAAAAAAAAACAATATTGATTTTGTAAATGATGGACTTAGTACACAAGATATTCGAAAGACAATTGACAATATAAAAAAATATATTGAAAATAATAAAAATAATCAAACTTATGATGATATTATAAGTAAACTTAGAAAGGATTATTCATTTTTTGCTAAAAGATATCCTATGTTATTTGATATGGCAACAAGAAATGATAATAAAGATGAATTTTCTGCAAATTTGCAATATTTTTTAAATATGAGAGATAGAATTGTCAATAATGAACTCACAACTGATGAAGCATCAAAACAAGTAGGACAGGACTGGTTTGACAAATTTGTAGATATTTCAAAGATGAAAAATAATACAACTAATGAAAAAAAATGATATAAGATTAATAATGATATATTATCATAGTTCACGTCAATCTCTGTTAATCCATAATGAACTTGTGTAATAATTATGATAAATTTCCCCAAAATCTATATGATATTATTTCTGAAACATATAAAGAATATGAAAATAAGAATTCAGAAGATACATATGCAAATTGTTTACTTGCAATTTTGAAAAAATATCATCTTTGGCCCAGTATGCAAATTAAGAAGTTTAAAGGAAGAACAGATATAGTATTATTGCACAATACATATAAAAGAGTTGATGTAAATTCATATCAAGAATTGTATGATCAATGTAGAAGTGTTGTATTGGATTTCACATTATCTATGAATAATAATGTTGTAGTAACATATGCAAATTCAATTCCTGAACGTATCAATATTGACGAGTATATGAATACTTTATATAATGAAACTGATAAATATTATGAAGCTTATGATGGAACAATGATTACAGTTTATTATTACAAAGATAGATGGTATTTTGGTACAACTAGTTGCCCTGATGCAAACAGTTCAAAATTTTCACATCCAACAAAAAGACATGGTAATATGTTGGATGATATTCTATTTGAATATTACAAAAATATGTTTACTGAGGAGCAAATTGTTACTCTAAATCCGTCTATTATTTCAGAAAAAATAAGGCAGATGTTTACAGATAATTTGGATAAATCTATGGCATATGAGTTTCTAATAATTCATCATGAAAATAAACATATAATTGATTATACACCAATTCTTGGTAGTAATTATAAGGTTCTATTCCATATGAATACAAAACAAAGAGATACTTTGATTGAAAATGATATTTACAATTCAGTTATTCAATCACTTGTACAGTTGGGAGTTAAGTATCCTGTGCAGTTTCAAAATATACATGATGCTATTAAAGTAATGAATGAAAATCCATATTGTTATGGTATTATTGTTAAAAAATATATTGATAATAAAATAAAGTTGTATAAGATTTCAACAGATCAGATTAATTTTAGAGAAGAAACAGACCCATGTAATCCAAATATGTGGATTAATATGCTCACAGTTTATATGAAAAATAAAGTTGATTATAAAATTAACGATTATATTAATCATTATGCAAATAATATTGAATTTCCAGTAGATAATAATGGTAAAACTATTGACCCAACCTATTTGATACATACTGTAATATCAACTATTAAGGACAGTCTATATAATTTGTATATTGTAACAACAACATATTATCCACGATATAATCGTTTCAAGATGAATAAAGAATTGGATAAACAGTATCCACCAATTATTCAATATCATCTTGCTCAATTGCGTAATCAACAAGTATCTCTCTATAAGGAAAGAATTATTAATAAAGGTAATGTATATTATTATCTTTGTCAGTGTAATAATGTTAAAAATATTAAAACTTTGATACAATTCTTTGCTTCTAATTCAATAAATGAAATGTCTCCTAGAACAGCTATGTGTTTTACAATTCTTAATAGTTTGCTTTCATAAAAAAATATCATATTATAATAGGAATGGTAGAATTAGAAGGAGGTGCAAAAAAGAGAGGTCCAACAAGATCTGTAGTAAAAAAGGCTGTAGCTAAGAAGCCTGTAGCTAAGAAGCCTGTAGCTAAGAAGCCTGTAGCTAAGAAGGCTGTAGCTAAGAAGGCTGTAGCTAAGAAGGCTGTAGCTAAGAAGGCTGTAGCTAAGAAGCCTGTAGCTAAGAAGCCTGTAGCTAAGAAGACAGCTCCAAAAGTAAAAAAAGGTGGTTATGAAGAAGAAGATGATTAAATAAATTATTAATTTTTTTATTGCTATATATAATAAAAAATGATATATAGAATATTACATTTTATTGATATATTATAGAATGTTTCGCAATTATTATTTTGATATAAAAGACCCCTCTAATAATCATTCATTTGAAATACATAATGTTGATTTGGCAATTGTAAATGGTATACGTAGAATAGTACTTACAGATATTTATATACCTGGTGTAATAGGTGAAACTATTGAAAATGAAGAGCCTACAGTAAATATTATAACAAATACAGGAGCATTACATAATGAAATCATAACACATCGTATTGGTCTTATTCCAATTTGTTTAAGTGAAACAGAAATAGAAACATATGAAGATGCAAGTATTAAATTGGAATTGAATGTTAAAAATGAAGGGAATAAAATAGAAAATATAACAACAAAACAAATAAAAGCAACTAGAAATAATAAACAAATAACAGAGAAAGAATTATCAACTATATTTCCAGCAAATAAAGTTTCAAAAGACCATATACTTATAACTAGACTTCGTACAGGTGAACATTTGCATTTCAAGGCTGATGTTGTAAAAAGATCAGGTAGACATAATGCATCATTTAGTCCTGTATCACTGTGTAATTTTGCATATATTCAAGATCCAAAAGAGGCAAGCAAATATGATAATGTTTTAGATAAAGAGAGATCATATTACAAAAATAAATATGGAGATCCAATTGCATTCAAATTTGATATTGAATACATTAATATCAATATTGGTCCAAAATACTTAGTTTCCAAAGCATTAGATATTATGATTGATAAACTAAATAAACTTAGGAAAGAAATTATAAATATAGAACAATCTGCAAATGTAAAAATTCAACAATTTCAAGATATTGAAAATACATATGAATTTATGATTGATAATGAAGATGATACACTAGGTAACTTGATTCAATCATATATTCATAACAAATATATTCGTGAGAATATTAAGTTGAATGATACTATATCGTGTCTATATGTGGGATATATATGTCCCCATCCATTAAAAGCACTATTGATAATACGTATCACATTAGATGAAGAAACTGATAAAAAATCATTTATCTCTTTTCTAGAAGCAAATTGCAAATTTTTAGCTGAAGATTTATCAAAAATTAAAATGGAGTGGAATAAATTTAGTATTGATAATAAAATAATATAACAATGATGTATATTGAAAATATAGAATTAAATTTATATTTTCTATAATAAACCATATATAATGTAAAAATATATTATATGTTATTGTATTAAGAAGAATTATGTCTATAAATCTTGAAAATATAGAAGAAGAATTGGATGAAATTGAATATCTTGAAATTCTTACAATTGATGAAATAATTAAAGATAATCCATCATTTATAGCTCTTTCTAGAGATGAAATAAATAATAATTTATATGAATTACTAAAAAATAAAAGTAAATCAGAATCTGTAACGCAGTTATTATATGATATCAATAATAGACAAGGTAAATCTAAAGATTATACAAATTATATTTTTCAAATAGATGCATCTAAAAAAGACTATAGTGATATAGATAAAGAAAAAGATAGTCAGGATTTTAACAATATGAAAAAATTATCATCAAATAGATATAATCAATTAAAAAATAAATATTTTTTTGCAATAAAATATAATGATGATTCTACATATATGAGGTTAAAACCTTGCAATAAATTAAATACTAGTTTAATTAGCAATAATAAAGATTATCCATTAATTTATCCAGTTTTTCCAATAGATGATGTAAATATTCCTATAATTGCATCATATTATAATGTTCCAGCATCAACAATTAATGATTATATATATGTTAAAATAACTTCACATTTATTTAACAACCAAAATATAAATTTGAAACAATCACGTGATTTTACATCAGTTGATAATTTGGTCAAATATACAAGACCAGAAATAAGTACAATAATAGAAAACTTACATAATTCTTTTGAACTCGATTATAATAATATAAATAATATATTTAAACGTTTTGACTATTCTTTGGATTTAATAACATATGATGATTTTGGGAAACTTTGTGATTATATGATTTCAATAACTAAAAATCACAAAGAAAGAGAAGATGTATATAGAAAAATTAAGATTAAGATACCATCATTAATAAATAATAAATCAACATATTTCAATAAAATCAATACCACTTTGAAGTTATTAAGACAGACAGATAAAGCAAAGAATATAATGCAAAATTTAAAAGAAGCTTTGGAAAAGCAGAAATTTGATAATATAGATAATGATGAATTACCAGATATGCAAACATTTAACATAAGTGAAGTATTAAATGATATAAATGATGGTAATATAACCTTGGAAAAGGTAATAGAAAATATAAAGAAAATGAATAATAAAAATAAAATTGACACAAGTTTAAAATTTATAAATAGGTTAACAGAAACAAATGAAAATCTTAAAGATATACTAGAAGAATATGAAGTTGCAAAAAGTAATTTTGATTATGCAAGATATCATGTATTAGATTATGATAAAGATGGTAAGGATTTTGCTACATATTATAGTGAATTAAAGGAAATAATACAAGGAGGGAATGAAGATAATTATGAGGGAATTCCTCTAATACTCAAAAACAGTGATTTTGAAGCATTTGAAGACCTAAATTATGATATGGAAATGCAAGAACAAGAATTAGTAATTAATAATAATACATTAGAAAGATATTGGCTTAATCTAAGATATAAGAATGAAAATGGTTTTATAGAACTTCTCAAAATCATATTACCTATCATTAATGAAATACAAAAAAAATCCAATATACCAATAGATTATGACTTGCTTTGTAGTGAATTATTTAATCATTATAGAAGTGTATCAACAAAATATAATTTATTGAAGCAAAATTTTGATCAAAAATCATTAGAAATAAATGCAAATGTTATTAATGATATAGCAAAATTGTCGCCATTTTTTTCAATTTATGTTGATTTAAATATGAGTAATGATATAAAGAAAATAATTATTGAAGTAAATCAAACATATTCCAAAACATTAAATGAAGCATTTGCATCAGCAATTGCATGGTGGTCATTATATGTTCAGCAAAAGATATTAAATAATAGTATAATTATAAATGATAATGATTTGAACCCTATGTATATTGATAAATGGTTTTCATATGGTGTTCCTTTGCAAAATAATGAGAAGACAGGTATATTAATATATATATGTCAAGTTATAACAGATTTTTTCAAAGAGAAAAACGATTATTTGATAAGTGAAAACATTTGCAAGGAAGTAATAAATATAATAGAAGAAAGATACAAGATACTAATAAATGAACTTCGAATGAATTATATACATTTGAAGGAAAAAAGAAAAATAGAGCAAGGTGTTATTGCTCAAAAAATAATGATAGAAAATGTCAATAGCAAAAAATTTGATAACATATCAAATGATTATGTAAATGCTCTTTTATATATGCCAGGAGTTAATTACAGAAAAATACACAAATTTATATTAGGATGCTGTTTGCAAAAAATAAATAAGGATTTTAAACCTGATAATGATTTGGTATCTAATGGAAGAAAAGATTTAATAGATATTAAATCTAAATTTGCAAAGAGAAAAGAAACAAATAAAAAGAGATATATACGTTTTTCTCCAATTGGAAAACAAACTATAATGGAAGAAGAAAAAGATAATGTGAAATTTCTTAAAATAGAACAGTTTTCCTATAATATTAAAAATAATGAAAAAATAGTTGATGATTGGCTTAATAAAATGTATGGTAAAAACCCATTATTAACAGATAATATAATTGATGAGATAAAAAGTAATTCAAGAAATCTTATTGAACATATTGAAAAAAATATTAAATTATTGCAGACCACGTCTAGAAACAAAAAGAGTGATTTAGAAAAATTATTTACAATAGGAAAAATTAATTCTAGAGATTTATTATTATCAATAAATAAAATTTTGAATTCATATATGGAGTATGATAATGAAAATGTGAAAACACTAATTAATCTTTCTATAGTTAGTGTGAAGGGTATTCTATATGATTTATATAAACTTAATAAAATATCAAATGATGATATTAAGATAGATGTAGATAGAATAAATGCATATATAGTTTCAAGAGCAATGTGTTTACCTTGTAATCCAGAATTAAATAATGATATGTATATGATACCTGTAATGGATATACCACAAGTTTTTATAGAGGAAAATGCTAAAAAGATCCATAATAAAGTATTAAATGCATTAAAGTTTTCTAAATTTCCTACTATGCAGGAGAATATAGATTTTTTGAATAAAAAACGTGAAGAGAATAAACAGATGAAATTGAATATTTTGAATAATAAGTCTGTTGAAGAAAATCAGCTAATTAGCAATTTGAAAAAAGCTGGCATCAAACATGACCTTATGAATTTAGGTAATGAAGATAATGTAATTATAGAAAATGCTATTGAAGAATATATATTTAAAGAAGAACAAGATGGTGATGTGTCACGAGGAGAAAATGATTTTATATTAAAACAGGAAGATGATGAAATGGACGATGATAAGATGGATGATGATAATATGGGATTTATATATAGTAGATAATAACCAGTATAATAACATTTTCAGAGGGTAAAAATCAACTGGTAGGTATAAAACCATCTTTATATAGTAAGAAAAAAATTGGTGCTCTAAATGTTAAAATATGTAAAACATTTTTAGTCATTAAATCCTAAATATGCAGATAAAGCAGATTTAATTCCAAATAATCTATGGAATATTACACCTAAACCAATAAAGGAAATGAATAAAAGCATTAATGATAATATGTATTGTAGCCAAGTCCTATTATTTTTTTCCTTCATATCAAGAGGATATGCCCACATCAAACTGTGAATAATTAAAACAGCAATAAATGTCATTACTAAATCAAACAAAGCCATTTTCATTACTTTGTATTTCCGCAAATTTTCTATAATCATTTTATTATATATAAAAGAAAATGTTATAAGATGTAATAATGTATTGTAAAGTTTCTTGTTGTAAATATAGTTGGACACATGTAACAAGAGGTCATAGATGTGATACATGTAAAAAATATGGTCATGGTGTAATGGAATGTTATAACAATTTTTATAAGAAAAAACTGTTAGATTTTGATAATGATGTACTTCCAGATGATCTTCATTGTAAAATTCAAGATTGTGAATGTAAAAATTTGCATACTACAGATGCTCATTATTGTCCAAAATGTAATTATAGAATGCAACATAAAGTATCAGAATGTATAAATAAAAAAACATATAGTGTTAAATGTCCTTTATGTAAAATGATAAACCTATTTACATTTTCAAAGCAAATGAATGGTTTAACAGATTTTTGTTCTATATGTTTCGTAAATAATGCAAATGTATTGTTGCCAGGATGTGGTCACATTCCAATATGTTCAATATGTTTGAATAAATTAGATTAGAAAGTATAATTGAAGTCAAAATTTTAGAAACCAAGCATCACTATAATATGGAATTATTCCAGCACATACTGCTGTGTTAGCAATATCACCACAAATATGTGCTATAGCATGAAAAAATGTTGACCCTTCCATATCATTATTTACATAATGTAAATCATATGAAATATATTCAGAAATGATAAATAAGTATACAAAAAAATAGCATACAAAACGATATGGTTCAACATTATCATAATTGCGAAATACCATCCACCATAAACATAATTGAACTGCTATTATATCAATCCATCTTCTCCAACTATAATCTGGACATCTCCAATAATTTATTGATGTAAATAAAAGAATTCCAACAATTAATGCACAATCATAATATTTATTATAAATTGCTGTAATAAATGGTATAATCATTAGATATGATATAAAATACAGATATTGTGAATATTCGTATGGAAGTGCTAATTGTTCACAATCACATTCTAAATGATTTTCAACATCATTAATAGTCATTATCTAAAAGTACGGAACATTATTTGGAAATAGAAATAAACATAACAATATTTATTAGTAAAAATATAGTGTTTATAATAAAAACAATATCTTTATATCTCTTAAGTTTATTTTGAATAAACACTTGTTCATTTGGATCAGAATCAAATGGAATAAACACATCCCTTACTATACCTCTATTATAAGAGTAACTAGATGTAATAATATCTGATAAATAATTACTATGAGCTATTACCCCTATGATTTTAGTCTTTTTTTTATTGATATTATTATACATAATGGTATCCAAAAGTATTCTGTAAAATCCTCCAAGATTTTTTTGAGATATACATCTATGTTGATAACATTTGCACTGCACAAGAAGTATATCATTATTCTTTAATTTAGCAACAATATCAATACCAGTATCTAGAAGAACTTTGAAACGCATATTTGTACCAGATAATTTATATCTTTGTTTTATATTATTGCCATCATCAATGATTAATGATGCTTCTA